TGCTGTTCTCGCTCGAGCCTGATTTCGTACTTCGGTAGTATCCCGCGGTCAGTTGAGAAACCTCCATGCACTACGTGTGTGTCTTCCAGTGCTCGCGCAATACCTTCGTCGACGCCGAATATCTCACCCGCACGTTTGTAGGCTGTCGCCTTTAGTGCAGTAGTGACACACTCGTCCGCACCACGCTTGGTCAGCTCGGAAATTCGTGTAAGCTGAGATTGCATGTATGTGTACATGTTCTCAGGCTCGTTCGATTCCGCTCTAGCGTGCACCGCAGTCGCGGCTGCTCGAGCGAGGTACTGCGCGCCTGTAGGGTTAGTGGCACGTTGGTCAACCCTCAAGAACTCGTGTATCCCAGCGATGACATTCTTCGAAGGCTGAGCCCTGATGCCCGCCTCGTCAGCCCTACGCATAAGTTCTTGGGCATCGCGGATCGTGCTGACGTATGCGAGCACATCGTCACCGTTATGCACGGCGTCTCGGACGACGTCAAGAGAACCAGCTGCGTCAAGGTAGATACGGTTCAACACGGTGTTGACCACAGTAGTGAGCCGCCATCCCGATAGTAGAGTACCCTTCGCAGTGTAATCTACTTCACCATGGATGACTTGCCTGGCTATGCTTTCGATTGTCCACGCCATGGCCTTGACCTGGTCATCGTGCATCGTGGGAGAGAACACGTCACTGAAAGCTGCAACAACCTCATGCATGGACTGGAGTGAATGCTGAGAATTGAAGTCCTCGTAGTCAAAGCACACCGGTATGCCACCCGCAGCCGCTAGGTCGACCCGCTGCTTGACGTACGTCTCGTCTGCCTTCCGCCCCACGGGAAAGACGTGAGAGAGCGACTCCTCTGCGCTTTGCATCGCGAACTCGGTTATAAGGTAGGATGTGAGGTCGGTGCCATATATGGCACGTTCCTTTCCCCATTCGTACTTAACCGATGGCCACGCGTGAATTGAAGGCTCGCGTTTTAGCCACGCATCGAGTCCGAAGTCTGGCATCTTTGTGACCGTGAAATGCTTCGTACGTTCATAGAGTCCTTTCTCGATGTACTGAGCGTCTTCAGGATACTGAGAATGGACTGAGCCTGACGGTGTGGCAGCCCACCGCCGTGACCAGAACGATGCCCAGTCTTCACGAACGTACTTGTACCCTTCGGCCCTCCCCTGAGCAAAAATCTCACGGGCCTTAGCTCTCACGATGCCAGGCGCGAGCTTTACGACATCTGGTCTGACGCGGTGCTCATACTCGCTCTGCCAGTCGACTTTGCCGATGCCGCGGTTGATCAACACGTGCAGCTCAAATGCCTGTGTCAGGTCCGTGCCTCCCAGGTTGGAATGCATTTTAAGCTCTCCGAAGACCTCCTTCGCTGCTTTCGCCCACCCGCTTGAGGTGCTCTCCCGCCAAAGGGCTGACGACTTTAAGACGTCCATTACCAAACCACGCTGTGCCGTGGTGGCCCACAACAGGAAGCCAGCTGCAAACGCTTCTGTGTCTTTGTACCTGGCTAGGCGCGTAACTGCTGTTGCCAGTATAAAGATGCGATCAGCGTTTGCAGCTCGTATGATCTCATCACAGTTGAACCACTGGTGGTGGAGTCCCGTGATCTTGCTCTTCTCCCACTGAAAGCCGGTGTCAGCGAGCGAAGAGCGTCCTTGATGTACCGCAAACACTGACCGCAGTGCATGTGGCGTTGGCCTCACAGCATCTGTTTTGAGCACGTGGTTCCACGTGAATATGTTGCGCGATGAGCCATAGTTGACTAGTGGTGCGTCTG